TAGTTCTGTAGTGCAACTCATTCGGGGTGATAGCCCCGACACTATTCCTGCTAATCGTGCGAGACTTGCGAAGCAACAAACAAAAGAAATTTTTTGAGTCGTAGCATAAAAAACCCTACGCTTGTCAGGCGTAGGGCTGTTACGTGTTTGTGTTATGCTAGGCTTTAGCTTTAGCTTTAGGCATACGCTCCGCTAAATCAATATTATGTAAGTCAGTCTTGTGTTGAGCAAGATAACACAGAACATTGTCGGCGGTAGCTTCAACAACACGTGCATGATCGTGATATTGAATAAGCTCGTTTGCTAAACTCTTTATAGTAGCTGTAACTTTGCCGGTTGCTACTGCTACTACAACTACGGCATTCGCTTTATTCATTTCGTTGGCGTCGAGTGTAACCATAGCGTTATGCCTTCCCTCCAGTCATTGCCGTTGCCATTTGCGCGGTGATGCTTGCGATAGCTTCAACATCTCCCGCCGCTTGCGCTTTGGTCAACTCCGCGACAAGTTCTTTCATGCTACCCATCACGCGCTTGTTAGCCGTTGCCTCGCTTTCCGCTACAGTAAACAGGACATCAATCCATTTGTCGAAACGTATCTTTTTCTCGTCTAGCGTGAGCGTATCCTTGCGCGATGTCTCGCCCTTCACAACCGTTGTCTGAACGGTCTTGGCCTTCACATCAAACGCACGTACAATGATCGACAAATAGTCGCTTGCCTTTTCACGTAGCGTAGCGAGTTCGCCGAGTTCCTCTACAAGCGAGATTGGCACGTGATAGTATTCAATTGCCTCTCCGCCTTCGCGTGGGTTTGTTGTCGTAGTTGTCGCGCCTTCCTTCAGGATGGTCGTGACGCTCTCGATCGCCTCTTGTGACGATTCGCTTCCTTTTGGTTTATCTTTCGTTTTCATGATAACGGGCCGGAGTTTGCCGACCTGCAAAAAGTATCGTCTATTCCCCGAATATCGTCAAGCACTTTATTGAAAAAAGTTTTTCTAATAATTACGAAACATCCCGACCTTACAGTAAGTCGTGTATAGTAGTTAAACGAACCACGGTAATCGTAGAAGGAAGGTGTTAACAAATAACAAACAGTTACAATACGCGTTAAATGACAGCAGCGATTTGTCCGCGTGCGGTAGAGGGGAGAGTAGGGAAAGGTTCTTAATATAATAAAATATATATATGTATATATATATACATACTGTATAAAAAGAACCACTACCCTATAAAGCCTCCCTACACTTGGGCATCCTGCCGATGGCAATAAATGCGTATAGCATCATTTTGTTATTTGTTAGCACCTCCCTGCCACCAACCCCACCGCTACCATACGAAAATACTTAACTACGCTACACACTTTTTTCTTGACATACTACAAGAAGCATGGTAGGCTAGCGGAGGTCGTTGAGGAAGGTAACGTAACCATCCATGACCTGTACGTTATGAAAAAAGAACTACATACAATACATCGGCAAGCTACGATAGCGGCTATAGTATCGCTCGGCGCTTGGTTAATCATCGTACTCACACTTATACTAGGATCCTAGATATGATTACACTACGTGAAGAACTATTCGCTAACATGGTAATTGGTGTTAAGTCATACATTATCGTAAATGAAGAAACAAAGTACGCTATAGAGAATAGCGACTACGGTAGCGAACATATGGTATGTGAGAATAATCCCGATACCGTAGGATGGGCAGGGCCAGCACTCGGCGAAGTACATAGTGTAGGCCCAGGATTGTACAGATTATGGAAGCGTAGCGAATGGAAACTCGTAGGCAATCTAGCGCAGGAACGTAGCGCAGAACGGGATCGCTTATGTGCTGAAGCTGACGCACGCAAAGCTGCGAAGGTAGCAGCAGATGCGAAAGCTATTGAAGATCTGAAAGATACGTTACGTGAGCAAGGTATTAAAGAAGAGATCATTGAAAACTTTTTCTCTAGCATGAAGCCAGATGAGATACGCAGTATGCTAGGACTAACATAACAAACAAGCAATATGATAACATCAGAAGAAACGAAAGTTGTTGACGATGCTATAAAAGATATAGCGTTTCAGCATGATGCAGCGAAGGAACTCGGCGCTTTGTTACTTCGTGAGCAAGGTGCGCTACTGCAAGGCGGCACAGGTACAGGCAAGACATACATTACGTGTGAAATGCTACGTAACATACTGCCGAAACTAAAGCAGGATGCTAACATAGGTGGAGGGCCAATCCCTGTGCTATGGATTGCTCCTGCCGCTACCATACTTCAAACGAAACGTGTACTGCGTTCGTATGGTTTGGCAGCAGATGTGCTAGTTATGTCTTATAGCGCATTAACATCACCGAAGACTGGCGGCGTTATGTACTACGGTACGAAGACAGTCGTTGAGTTAGGCACAGAACACACAAAGCATACATGGTCAGACATTATGCTACCACGCCTCATTGTATTCGATGAGTGTCAAGCCTTAAAGAATGACGGCTCATCACGTACAAGTGTTGCACGGCAAATACCGAAGAAACGTGTGAAACGTTTGTTCATCTCCGCTACACCATACCAGCGTGTATGTGAAGCACGTACGGTACTCACGGGATGTGCGATAAAGAGTGAACATAACGTACTTCCGTTATGTGAAACAACTGTACCATCTGTGCTACGTTCACTCGCCACGTACGGCAACCCCGCATCGTATAGTCCGCGTGCTATGGAACGTGTCAAAGGTGTTATGAAACCGTATACCGTAGCACTCAAGAACGTACGCTTTAAGTACAAGGCGCGTACGGAACTTGTGTTAGTTGACTTTCGTAACGATAAGGAACGTGACGCATACAACGAAGCGTACGAAGAATACTTAAAGTATCTGTACGAATTGCGTGGCCAACGTGGTCATGGTGTCGTAGCTGCACGGCTCGTAGCGATGATGAAGTTCCGACAAAAAGCAGAGGAGCTACGCTCTCCACAAATAGCAGCACGTGCGCGTAATGCTGTGGTAGAGGGATCGCAGGTGATAATCGGGAGTAACTTCAAGAGTATGTTACGTGGCGTATGGATGGCCCTTACGAAAACGTACAACATACCAGAAGAACGCATTGGGTTTATCACAGGTGGTCAAAGCGCGGATGAACGTCAACGTCACGTAGATGCGTTCCAGCGTGGAGAGAAAGACTATATGCTACTGACCGTAGCTGCCGGTGGTGTAGGTATTAGCTTGCATCACGAAGATATGTATGCTAACGCAAAGCCGAGGCATATCATACTACCACCAACATGGTCTGCGATAGATCTCATCCAATGTGTAGGACGATCACATCGCTTAACATCCTGTAGTAACACACTACAAGAAGTCATATGGTACAAAGGTACGATAGAAGAACGTGTTGCTGCTGTCGTAAAGAATAAGATAGCGTGCATTAACAAAGCTGTTACCGCAAAGGAGCAATGGTCTTCGCTATTCGCGCCTGACATTGACGATGACCTCGGTAGCGTAGACAAAGAGGATGACGAGGAAACAGATCACACGCTAGATGAAGGGATGTTTGAATGACCACACGTACGATAGAATCCCTAGAGGATATGGTAGAGTATTTATTACTTGAAGATGAAGTTAGAGAACGCCGTAAGGTAGCTTTATCCCTCGGTGTATCAGGATACGGTGATTACGGTATCGTACAAGAGCCGTGTCCTGTATACCTAACGAAGCATGAAAAAATAAGTGCATGGCTATGGCAAGAAGGCAGCGATTGGCTATGAAACAATCGTTGTCTCGTAAGCACTTTATTGTTGACAATAAAACGCGGATGTGCTAGTATGTTAGCAGTTCGTGAGGGTGGGGATAGTCTCCACCACGTACGATAGGAGTAAATCATGACACTAGAAACAGCAGTTAATAAATACGAAACGAAACATAACGTACGTATTGATTACGCCGTACCGCAAGGATGGTTCAATGCCGTAAACAATGCAGACGTTAGCATAAACCCACAAGATTACGTATGGGTTTACAAAGAGGATAGTGGTATCTTTGGCATACCGTTGCATCAAGATACCATTATGGCGGATAGCATAACCGAAGACTTTGATCTCGAACGTGCTACGTTATTGAAAGAAATTAGCACAATCAAATTACTTATCAAAGTCAATGAACAATAACGAACGAGAACTATGGGTACGTAACGACGAAGGACTATACGCTATGTGGCAAGACAGTAAGCTATCAATGCGTATATTTATTACGAAGAAGCGTATGACAATCGACAATTACATAGCATACATACTCAAAAGATGAAACAAAAATCAAAACAACGTAAGCGTAAACATACGCAAGCAACACAGAAGGCACATTACAAAAGTAACGACATTAACGCACAGCATCACGTAAGACACCGACCAGGAAAAAAAGGTGTCAAAATGTCTAAACTAAAAGGTACGTTAGGACGTTTACAAAGCTACAGACTAAAAGCTAGGGAAGATATTACAGCATGAACAACACATTTAAGCAAAGCGTATTCGGTAACGGATTCACAATGCTATTCGATAACGGATGGAGTGTTAGCGTACAATGGAGCAAGTTACATAAGTGCGATGGCGGCAAGACTACAGCAGAAGTTGCTGTGCTAGATCCAGAAGGCATATTCTGGACAGTCATCGACGATAGGTTAGAGAAAACAAATGACGTAATGCCATACACTACATCAGAGGAGTTAGTAAACATAATAAATATCACTACAACAAAATTATCCTTACCATGAGCAACGCAGTATCAAGTAGCGCAGCCCGCGCTTTCGTAATGGGCAAACGGTTAAGTAAGTCTAACACCAGCGTTAGAGCAAATAGCGACGGTAGCGTAGAGATGAGGTTACACGATAACCTTATCGCACGACATACCGTAGAGGATGGTACAAAAGTAACAATGGCAGGATGGGGTACAATGACCACACGTGCAAGGCTCAACGCTATCGTCGATGAGTTAGGTATGCGTGGTGGATTCTGGCAACACAAAGGCGAACAGTTCTACGGTACGCCAGAATCTAATCGTATCATATCAACAAGAGAATGGATACAAATAACAAGATGAAATACAATGGAAAAGAATAACATAATAAAATTCCCTACGAAAGAAGAGAAACCTAGGGTTAAGATAGCGTTACTATCACCACGTACGCACGCACAACAACCATACGGCGAACGAACAGTTATCTTTACAGACGACGATGCGTACGTTAAAATTAAAACAAAAGAAGGTTGGGAGGCTATGCTACAAAGTCATTACACCGAACGAACACGCTTTGATGAAGGGCCACCACACGTAGACTACAGTTGGGTACGTAAGATAACAGAACCTATCTACGCTAAAATGCGCCGCAGCCGTAAGAAATACTGATGACTACGCCACGCGAGATGAGTAGGTTAACGAAGCGGTTAGCTGCTTACAGTACAGTTGACCCAGATATGCGTAAGTTAACGCAAGATGCCATAACCTTATCGTTTCGTAGTGAACCTGTGTTCATTACAGGTGACACGGGTACAGGAAAGGAGGTAATAGCTACGATACTACACGGCACACGTGTAGATAACATTACAACAGTTAATACAACAGCCGTGACGGATACGCTATTTGAGAGTGAGTTGTTCGGTCACGTTAAGGGATCATTCACCGGCGCTTACTGCGATAGAGAAGGCTTAATAGCAAGCGCCGGTGTTGGTACGCTATTCCTTGACGAGATAGGTGATATGCCTGTCACGTTACAAGCTAAGATACTACGCCTTATACAGTTCGGTACGTATCGTAGCGTTGGTAGTGACAAGATACGCACCGCAAGCTGTCGTATCATAGCAGCAACGTGCAAAAATGTACCGCAGTTGATAGATAAGAAGCTGTTTCGTGAGGATCTTTACTATCGTCTATCAACATTTACGCTACACCTCACACCGTTACACAGCAGACGGCATGACATACACCATTACCTAACAAACCATGAGTTATGGTTTGACATGACAGAAAATCATCGTAAACATTTCATAACTTACGCTGACAACGAACCAATTCACGGTAACTATCGTGAGTTAGAACAAATCATGCTACGATATGACGTTCTAAAAGAATTACCCAAGCTAACCTAGCATCTAAAAAATAAAGTTTTAGAAGTTAGCCAACTTGGCACGATTCCTGCTTTATATGTAGTATCTGGCCCCAATCAGGGGGTTTAGAAGTTAAGTAGAACCCTAGCATAAACTAAAACATAAGATATGGCACAACATATTGAACAAACATACAAGGACGGAGACTGGAAGGGATTCAAGTTTACCGTAAAGCAATTCGACAGTATCGTAGAAGCTGCCGAAGGTTTGGGTGAGGATAACGTACTCGCCCTCGTTAACCAACAGGTTGCATCACGCATACGCTCCAAGGTAAAGAATGGTTTACCGAAAGGGCTTGGCGGAGATGACCTTGCTAACGCACAGCAACGCCTCATGGATAAGCACCCCAACGCTGTATTGTTTACAGCCGACGATGCTGACGCATGGCGACCTGACCAACGTACCGAAACGCCTACCGCGCTGTTCAAGCAAGCAAAAGAAGCGTTCAAGGCTGGCGATAACGCCAAGGGTGCGGAACTGCTGACTCGAATGCAAGAGCTTCTGGCTGCTGCATAAAGATAAGCATATCGTAGAGAGGGGCGGCCCGTAAAAGCTGCCCCTCTCTTTTACTCATAACTGCTAACACCGTTATTACATTTTTTATATGGACGAAACTATAGATATTGTCGTAGGGAAATTAAAGAAACCACAGAATTTAGCTGCACCAAAGCACCACCGTTCATCGTATACCAAAGAAACAGCCGCAATGGTACAGCCTATCATGGACAAATTATTAGGTGACGGGAGCGATGTGTTTGTACCAGCAGCCAACACAGGCTATAGCTCTAGCACATTGTACGGTAAGCTCAACGATGGCTTGCTATGGCTGATGCACAACGATACGACAGACAAGAATGAAGCGTATCGTATGTTACGTACGCAAGTCTCCATGCGTAAGATGGACGACGGCGTTTTGATATATTTTAAAGCTGCCGTACGTGACATCAAGCGTACGCCAAATAAACCGGCGCTTGAGGGTGTTACAGCCGATGGCGTAAAGTGGCGGCATGACCTACTCTCATGGCTGCAACGCGCACAGGAGGGTGAGATGTTTAAAGCTGACGTTACGACAGACGACGACGATCAACGTTGGGTGTATGATAACATAGCTACACACGCACCTAACGCAGAGGTTATATTCAGCGACGATAACATTAAACTAATACGCTAGTGGATTACATTGTACCGTTAGTGTATATAACACTATTCATTATAGTCTACTGTAAAGTAACTAAAAAATGACGATAGAAACCTTATTAGAATGTGAAGTCAGTATGCTAGAGAAGCTAACTGACGATGAACTACTCACACATTTCCAACCGTACCTTGTCGTATGCCAACCACCTGTTGACGAGCATAAGACAAAGGTAGTTAAGATAAAGCGTAAGTCAGCGAAGGTTTCTTCTGGTGTTAAACGTACGCTAGAAGAACAGATGAAAGAGTTAGCTGACTTACATAGCATAGACTTAGATGCCGAGAAAGCGCGAGACTTACTACCACCAAACCTTAGATGATTACGCTAGATAAAACCAAAGACGGTCGCTACATAGTTAAGATAGATGCGTCACTATACACACAGTCAGCTTGTCCACGTAGGATGTGGTACATGGGCGGGAGAGGCTTACGTTACGATGGTAAGTCACACAAGATGGAGTATGGTACAGCATTCCATAAAGCATTACAAGAATACTACACTACATTTAACACAACGAAAGCTGTTGCAGTTGCCGTAGAACATTACACGCAACCTGACATTCACATACCAGACAATGACTTCCGTGACATAGGACATCTCATTGCTACGTTACATCAATACTTTAAAGAGTATGAGACTATCGACGGCCTAAGACCTGTGATGGATGATGACGGCCCTTTGTTAGAACAACGATTTGCTATACCATACCTTACCGACGGCAACTTACTAGACGTTGTGCTGTGCGGTACGGTGGACATGATAGGTACATTCAACGGCATTAACGTAATCGTTGACCACAAGACAACCGCGCTTATGCAAGTCGAGAAGTACCTTGACTCATACCAAAACTCACCACAGATGATGTTCTACAGTATGATATACAAACAACTGTTCCCCGATGAAGAGCGTGGTGTAGTTATCAACGGCATCTTTTTGTCACGTACTGGTAAGAATAAGTTCCAACGATCTACGATAATCACATTCCCGAAGCACGTATTAAATGAGTTTGCCTCACACCTGCATAACATAATCACAGATTTCGCAAACAGTTTATATGCTGTGATAGCAGAAGGTAAAGATCCAGAGGAGGAGTTCTTACCAAACTTCAACTGCTGTCAAACAAAGTTTGGTGAGTGTAACTTCTCACCTGTATGCACTACACCACGGCAAGACGATAGAGAAACTCTTGTAACATCCTTGTTCACTACAACTAACACATACGATCCCTTAAAATTCCAAGCATGACTGATAAAGAAATAAAAATACGTGCGCTAGCAGAGTTCACACGTGAAGCACCACGCAAATTTGACGTAGGTTCTGCGGAACATAATCCAAAGGGCGACAAAGGTTTGTGGCGTATGAGTACGTTACAACTCGTTAAGGCACAAAAGGAAGAAGTAATAGATATGTGGCATTATACTGTCGCATTAGAACATAAGATAAAGGAGCAAGACGCTCTCATACTACAACTAAAACATACAATAGCAAACAAGCACAATGAGTGACACAAATAAAAATACAGAAAAAACAGTAAGCGCAGTAGAAAGCCTACAATCACAGATAAACATTCTTAGGAATGAAGTTGGTACGCTAGAAGATCGTATCGAAAGAGCTGAAGATCAACTCGCAAACATAGAGCAATGAGTAAAGCAATAATAGGTATCGTAGGTAGCAGTGGTACAGGTAAGTCCACGTCACTACGCAATCTACCAACCAACAAAACACATATCATACACCTCGAACGTAAGGGGCTTCCGTTTCCTAAGAAGTTCCCTCACGTAGCAGCGTGCGCTAACATC